GGAGACTATTTTAAGGGTGCTTTTGAAACTCTTACAGATAAAGAACAATTAGAAAAATCAGGTTTAGTTCCTACAAATACAGATGCTATTCCTCGTCTTAGAATTAGGAACTAGAGGATAAATAATGGCTACTTATAAAGTACAGCTTCCGAATGATGCTACTCTTGATATAACTGCTAATAACGAACAAGAAGCTACTCAACAAGCAGATCAAAGAGTTGCTCAATCTATTCAAAGAAAACAAAAAGATGGTAGACTTGCTAGTGAATTATTAGCAGATGATGAATTGTTTTTGAACAAAGCTAGAGCCTACTATAAAGGTAAAGACCCATCTTCAGTTAAAGAAGAGTGGTTTAATAATGACCACTTATTAGTACGTGAATTTGTAAACGACATGAGATGGAGAGATAACAATAGTGTCTCAATGGCTAAAAGTTTAAGTTATGTTTATGGTGGTATATCAGATGAGCAGAAAAAACTTACAGCTTATATGTATAATACTTGGGATGCTTTACCTGGATTGTTTGAAACAGGTGGTGAAGGATTTAAAGGTTTAATTAGTAACATAGGAAAAGGATTAGCAGATCCTTTAAATTTTGTTGGTGGTCCTTTACTAGCTATTGGTAAAAGCTTTGCAATAAAAAAAGGAGCACAAGTTGCTATAAAAAATGCTGTAAATAAATCAGCAAGTAGAAAAATTGTTCAAGCTTCATTAATTGGTGGTGGTGCTGACTCAGCTATTTCAGCAGGTTTTAGTTTAGCAGATCAAGCAGAACGTGTTGATATAGGTATGCAAGATTCTATAAACTATGAGCAAGTTTTTAGTAGTGCTGCTTTAGGTGCTGTTTCTGGTTTTGGTTTCAATGCTGTAACAATGGGAGCAGGAAGATTAAAACCTGTTAGAGCAGTAACAGAAAGTGAGCTTGTTAAAAAGAGTGTTCAAAAAGCTTCCTTATTATCATCACAATGGCTAACAAGTCATGGTGGAGCAGGTCATAGAATATTAGAATTTGGTCAAAGATTTACAGGAGCTTTAAAAGGAGAGAACCAACAAATAAGAGAAAAAGGTAATCTCTTTAAAAATGAAATAGAGACATATTATAAACAAGGAGAAGCTACAAAATCTTATGATGAGTTGATACAAGATCCAACAAGAGCAGATGAAATAAACTCTATATTTCAATCACTATTAGACGATACCTCTGATCTTAATGTGTCTATAGAACCTAGAATAAAAAAAGGAACACAATTAGAAATGTTTCCTGATGATCCTAGTAAAACTCCAGAAGTGTCTGAAACAGTTCCTAAACAAAAACAACAAGCTAGTAAAGCTAGTGATGATCAGATGAATATGTTTCCTGATGATTATGATCAACTTGATTTTACAGTACAAAAAACTGACACAGAAACAAGAGTTACTCCTAATGTTGGAAAAGAAATTTTAGCAGCTAATCCAAATCTTAGAAAAGCTGGTGAAGATTTTATTAATGTAAATAGTAAGTTACGTCAAAGAATTATTGATGGAAATATAATAAGTGATGAGTTAAAAAGTATATTTAGTGCTAGAGGTAATGGACATTTAACAAGAGCTTATAAAGCTTTTCTTGATCCTATGGGAAATTTAAGACGTATTAAAGCATTAAGAGATGCAAGTCCTGGTAGTGAAGAAAATATAAAATATCAAAGAGCAGCTAATTATGTTGCAGATCATATTAATAAAACTTTTACGGAAGATGGAATATCTAAAAGAGTTTCAGCAGATAGTATAGAAGTAGACAGTCTTATAAATTTAATAGCTGAAGGTAGATTACAAGAAACTAGAAAATATGCAAGAGAATTAGGAGATACTTCATTAGTAAAACAATTAGATGATTACATAAATGAAAAACCTCAATTTGATGGAACTCATGCAGAAGTAGTAGAAACATTACAAGAAGGTTTTAGAGTAGCAGGAAATGATAAAATTGCACCTGCTCTTACTAAAAGAGATTCTATACCTCCAGCATTAAGAGATATATTAGGTGTTTCTGACGATCCCATTGAAAGACTAATTCAAACAAATAATAATTTAAGTTCTTTATATTGGTACTCAGACTTTACTAATAAAGTATCTTTTGAATTAATGAGAACAGGTCAAATAGATAGAGCTTTAAGTTCTGGTGATCAAGCTATAAAAACTAAAACCATTGGAGAGATGATTAATAGAGAAGAATTAGATGGTCTTAATCTTGGTTTAGATTATTCTACTATTAAAGATAAAACAATAGTAGATGCAGTTCGTGATGGGGATATAAAAAATACCGACTCCTTAGATTTAGTTTTAAAAGTAAATGATGATGTTGCTGACATAGCTTATAGAAATGTTGGAGAGGGAAGTGTTTATAATCCTCTTGGACAAATGATGTTGACTAAAGAGTTCAAACAATCTTTAGATCAAGTTATGCACGGAGCTAGATTTAATAGAGATGGTGCTATAATAAATATTGGAACTGCTGTAAGTAGAATTAATATGGTTGGTAATATGGCAAAAACTGTTTATTCTCCTGTTACTGTAGCAAGAAACTTTGTTGGGGGTTTTATTCAATTTATTGCTGTTACAGGTGGTAGAGGTTTCGATTTTCGTTATCTTGGAAAAACCTACTTTCCTATGTGGAGAGAGATAACTAAAAGTATGCAAAGAGGAGAAAGTGTTGCAGATATTTCTTTAAAATTAAAAAGAAAAGGTAAAACAACTGAAGAAATAGATGAAATAATGGAAGATATTTTAGAATTATATTCTTCCAATATTTTAGATGTTGATTTAATGGCAGAAGCATCTCGTTCATTTGGTAAACAAGCAGATGATCCAATAAATAAAAATATAGATAAAATTTATAATAATAAAGGTTTAAATATTCGTGGTGTAGATCAATTTTTTAGACGTAGTTATGCTACTGGTGATGAAGTTTTTAAAGCTTTATACTTTAATCAACGTAAAAAGTTTTATCAAAAAGCAGGATTTAGTAAAACAGAAGCTATTGATAACGCATCCTTTGATGTTAGAAGACATTTACCTAACTATCGCATACAGCCTAAAGGAATAAAATTTTTACGTGCTACTGGTATCGGCACATTCACAGCATTTACAACAGAGATTACACGTAATACTAAAAACATATTTGTAGATTCTTTTGAAACTTTTAATAGAGGTAGTAGACTTATTAGAGAAGGTAATACTAAACAAGGAAGAGCATTACAAATAGATGCTACTAAAAGATTAGCTACGATTATAGGTGTAACTGCTGCTGGTTCTGGTGCTATAGAAGCTATGACCTTTGATAAAGAAGATGACGAACTCAACAAAGCTATTTTAAAAAGCATGGCTGATTGGAATCAAAAATCACAGTTTGTTATATTAGGAAAAGATAAAGAAAATGCTAACTCTTCTTATATTGATGTATCATATATGAATCCTTTTACACCTCTTGTAAGAACATTACCTGCAATAATGAGAATAGCTAACCAAAGATTAGGTGAAGGTAAAACTGTTGATGAAGCATATACAGAAGGTTTTGCTTATGCTATGGGAGAATTTTTTAGTCCTTACCTAAGTCCAGGTTTAGGTGCTGGTCCAATTATGAATATGATGTTAGGAACTTTAAATGAAGATACTAAACAAAAAGAGAAAGGTTTCAATGCTTTAATAAAAAATATGACTCCAGGTATCGCTACAGAAATAAGTAGATTTTATGACACAGTTACAGGAGAAATAGAAAAACCTTATAATATAGGACCACAAGAAAATGTAGAAGAAACTGCTCTTGGTTCTGTTATGGGTGGTAAAATGGGAGAAGGTAGAAGACAAGTTTGGAACTTAGCAGGAGTAGCTGTAAAGAAACATAACTTTCAATTTGGACAAGAAAAAATTTATCGTAACTTAAAAAATAATATGATGACTGCACAAAGAAACTTTACAAGTTATTTAAGCAGAACTGGTTTAGGTAAAAAATATAATGAAGAATTTTTTAATAAAGAAGATGTTGAAGCTATTTTAGGATTAGTAAGTGGTGTTGATCCACGTAGAGTAAGAACAGTATCTCAAGCTAATCAATTTGTTAATTCTTATGCTGAAGCAAACAGAGATAGATTTTTAGCCCAACGTGAAATATATGTTGCTATGTTAAGACACAAGAGAGTTCTTATGTCTTTAGATCCTTATCAAGGTAAAAGTGGTAACGCAAAAATGTTTAAAGAAATTTTTAGATTATCAACAAAAGCTGGTCTTTCTAAAACAGTAGCAAGACAGTTTGCACGTTCTGCTGCTTATGATAATCCTCCACCAAAATATAAACCATTTAAAATTAGCTCTGCTTCTTTAAAAAATTTAAGAACAAAAATGTTAGATCAAAAAATAACACCAGATCAACAAAAAGAAATTGAAGCTATTCTAATAGATGGTACGGATGCAGTAAGCAAACAATTAAAAGGAATATCTTTAGGTATTAGTATTAGTGATTAGGGAAGAATTATAAATGGAAATCAGTAAGGGTTTAACAGCAGCTATAAATGATCTTGGCTTTCCAGTAGTATTGTCTTTAATAGCTGCTCTGGCATTATGGAAATTAAGCAGTTGGTTGCTTAAATTTTTTAATCAGTTAGTAGGTGATCAAGCTAAAGATCGTATGGAAACTATTGAACAGATAAAGATAGATACTGTAAAAGCAATAGAGCATTTACAAACTGAGTTAGATGAAGAACAAAGAGATACTAGGGCTGAAATAACTGAAATCAAAACAATGGTTATCAGATTAATAGATCGTGTAAGATTATTGGCTGAAGAAGTTTATGACCATGACGTAACAGCAAGAGCTGTATGGCAAATAAATCCTAAGAGAGCAAAGTATCGTACACGTTCTGAGAGAAGAGAAACATTACAAGACGAGCTTGCTGATATTGGTAAGAATGGTGATCATTAATTTTTCAATAGTTTCTTGTATTTCATCTCTTTAATATACTGACGCACTTCTTTCATTGAAGCATCAAGAGGAACGTACAAACACCAAGCACAAGGAAATTCTTCTGAAGAACAATTCTTATCATCTAAACACACAGGAACCATATAATCTTCTGTGTTTTCTGGTGTAAAGATTATTTGTAATTCTTTATCTTTATCATCATCCATATTTATAATAAACCAAGTTCTAATTTAGCTTCTTCAGACATCATTGTTTGATTCCAAGAAGGATGGAATACAAGATTAACATAAGCTGTATCTATACCTTCAACAGTTTTAACAGCCATTTCTACTGACTTCAATAACATATCTGCAACTGGACATCCTGGACTTGTTAGTGTCATATTAATATCAACATGATTGTCTCTTTCTTTTACACCATAGATTAAACCAAGCTCATAAATATCTACAGGTATCTCAGGATCATAGACTTTTTTAAGAGCTTGTTTAATTTCTTCTCTCATTAAATATCTACAACCTCACAATAATCAGAAGTACAAGCAAACTCCTGAGAAGATTTTGTTTCATCTTCTTTTTCATATTGTGATAATGCACTCCACTCAATTTGAGTAGGGGTGTTTTTTAATAATTGGTCATAGGTTTTTTTATCTATAGCTTCATAAGGTGCTTGTGTATATTTACCACCATCATAAGGTAAGAAAGATATACCAGACATTTCATCAAAATGATCATAGACCCATGCAGCAACCGTCATCCATTCATCTTCTCTAACAGTTACAGTAACACTTGGTTTATGTTCGCACCAATATCTATAATAAGATAACCATAGTTTTAATTGATCTATAGCTGTCTCATCATCTCTTGTTACACAATTATCAGGTGATTTAATAGGAAAAGAAAACACTCCCATGTTGTCATTATAGATAGGTTTCTTTTGATCTATATCTTCAAAACCATTTATAGCGTGTTCAAAAGATATTCCACTATCACGTAAGAATTGTGTCAACTTATCTTTCATATCTCCACGTACTCTTCTCATATAATATTCACTATGTCTAGCATGAATACCACTAGCTGTATCTGTTAATTGACTAACAGTACCACTAGGTTTAACACAAGTAATAGCAGCAGAAGGATTGATACCTAACTTTTTAGCAAACTCTTTATTAGTTTCTATAGCAACATTCTTTAATGTTGTTAATGTTTCTTTCAAACCACCTTCAACATCTTTATAAGCTTTACCATTAGTTAATAATGAATCCATAATACCAGTAAGACTAACACCTAATAATCTTTCTTCTTCTGTATTAAGTTGCCATCTCTTACGTAGATATTTAAAATCTGTCATAGTAGATTGATATGTTCCTAATATAGTTGCAAGTCTTACTTTATTTTTTAACTCTTCTAAAGTATCAATAGACCTTACCATCACTTCAGTCAAGTTGCAAAATTGGTTAGGACGTAGAATAATTTCTGAGCATGGATTAGTTCCGTACTCCCATGTCTTACCATCACTACGTTTAGTATTTCTTCTATTATTTTCTTTTGCTTTATTAGTAGAAGCTTCTCTACTAAAGATACCACGTTCTCCAGATAGACTATCATACAATGCTTTCCATTCAGAAAGAAAAATACTTACATCTGGTTTCGCTGTATAAACTGCTGAGTTATTTGACAAAGCTCTTTGTGAATTGATAGCCCACCAATTACCAGACTTAGCACCACGCAAGCGATCATCAGATAAATTACTGAGAGAAATAAGAGCAGACCTCCTAACACCACCCACAACAACAACTTCAGCCGTTTTACAAACAAGATCATGGCACTCTAAAGAATTTAATCTTCTCCCTTTGGCATTTTTAATTAAGTTTACAGCAAAAGTAAACAGTTCATTTAATGGTGCAGGACCAGAAGAACGTCCACCAAATGTACGTAACCTTGCACCTGCTGGTCTAAGTTTAGATAGATCCCATTTAGGTATTTGTCCTGCATAAAGTAAAGTAATTAATTCTCTAAATGCTTTAGCCCAACCAAGTTTACTATCAGCAACAACAATAGTAGTATCACTACGTTCAAACTCCTCATTAACTTTAGGAAGTTTATCTACGTTTTGTCTTTCAACACTAAACCCTACACCTGTACCATTCATTAATATGTATAATATTTCATCAAAAGATCTCATGTTATCTACAGGAATATAAGCACAGTTATAAGCAGCTACATTACATTGATCTACTGCTGGTCCAGAGGTCATTAACAATCTCATAGAAGGCATGACTTTTAAATTTAAAACAGAAGTCTGTAATTCATTTCTTAATTTATTATCTAAATTAAAATTAAACTTTTCTTTTAAATGTTTTTTCATATGGTCAAAATATCTTTGTACTGTTTCAGACCATGTTTCTCTACGTCCTTCATCTTCTAACCATCTAGCGTAACGTGAGACATGAATATATTGTTGATATGCTGTTGGTAAGTCTACTTGATCCATTCTGCTTCCTTTATTATTTTTATCCAAGTTGTTTCTGGTAGAATATATAATCGTTCTTTACGATCTACTCTTACTGTTAAAAAATCTGGTTCTTTTTCTATCCAATCGTATATCTGTTTAAAACCAGACTTACGCACCTTGCACTCAACAGCATAGTTATTTAATATTACGTCATGTTTATACCCTTCTGCCATACCAGACAAAGGAACTCTTAATGCTTTATCTCTAGCCATACCAAGTTCTCTATGTAGATTTACAATAGCTCTTTCTTCTGAAGCACCTTTGTTACGTTGCATTTTACCCATCATCATCAACTGTAGGTTTGTTCCTACCCATAGCAAATTCTCCAAGATGTTTACTTTTTTCTTTTGTTTTAATAGTCATAGCCCACATGGAAGTAACAACAACCATAGGTAAAACAAATACCATCTGTTCAGTTAAGACTGCTATTATCCAGCATGGGATTAAGACTATTAATGTTTTTTTAATTAAAGTGATAGTATTATTTTTAATGTTCAAACTCATCTTCCTTATTTTCAAGATTAATGTCAAGTAAATCCTCAAACAAGTTTAAATTTTCATTTATCTTATACCAAAGTATATCCACTAATTCTTCAGTAGATATATCCAGTATATCTATTATATCTGTTTGATCACACTTATCAATTATTATTTGTCGAGTTTCCAACATTACCAAATTCCCTACCTCTAGGTTCTCTAACTATATTAGTATAATGTTTTATGCCATGTGTAAAGATAAAACTTCTAACACCTTTACCATCATTAGCATCAGACCAACAATGATTTTTAAAAGCACAGTAAGAACAACCAATATCTAATATACGATTACCACTTGTTCCTTCTGCTTTGTCAGCATAACATTTTTCTGGTGGTTCTTTCTTATCTACCAACTCTTTTAGTTCAGCTATACGAGGTGAAACATTTTTAGCTTTTATACGTGATACTACAGCACTACCATTCTGTTTATCAACTGCTAAGAAAGCAGGGTAAGTATCGCCTTCAGCTTGAGCATAACCACTTATTTGATCTATGTAACCAAAAGGATCATCTTCTGCAAGGGTATTGTTTCTAAACTTTTTAAAAGCAAAAGAACTAGCTGACTTAACATCAACAACAACACCATCTATCTTAGCATCCATGCGTCCTTTGATACCATCAATCTCAATTTCTTTTTGCTCTGCTTCAACCTTATGTCCTGCTTCTTTAGCAAGGAAAAGAAAAAGCTCCTCGATAATATCTCCTAATAAAAATTTTATATAAGTATTAGATGACATACTTTCTCTTGGAGCTTTATTCAATTCATACCAAACTTGACGGCTTGGTCTACCAATGTTTGACATTCTCAAACGTGGTTCCCAATCTTTATTCTTTAACATTTTAAGTCTAATAGATTTAGCGATACCATTTAAAAGTATTCGCATATTATTATCTTCAGGGAAGTGATTTTCTTTTCCTTCAAAAAGTTCATATATATCACCAACCAAACTATCAAGTTTTTTTTCCATTATGCTAATTGTTCCTCTAAGTAAGCATTGCTAGATGAAGAAAATCCATCATCTCTTTTCGCAAAAGTAGTAGATGATCCACCACCACTACCTTCATAGGGAATAAGATCAATGATCTGAACATTGCGTATAAATGCTTTGTTCTTTCCTTTAGCTGGCCCACCTGGAACTTCTAATACTGCAAACTCAACTACAACTTTACTACCATTACCAATGAGTACATCATGTGTTACATCATTCATATCACAATCATATACCTTTGGTGGTATAGCTGGTTTACCACTCTTTGTAACAGCATTGAGAATAAAACTAAACCCTTCACCAATATCATCTTTCTTAATTGATGAGGTTAAATTTAAAGACTCAAGCAATTTTTTATTCCTAGTATCTACATATAATTTTATAGAATACTGTTCTTCGTTTATAAAAGGATTGCGTCTAGGCTGATCTAATTTAGCCCAATAAGCAAGTCCTTCAACTGTATAAACATCTGCTTTAACCATTGTATATTTCTCCTTAAAGTTAATGGTACTAATATTATAAACTAATTCTACAACTTTGTCAAGTCTACTGGTAAGTAATTATTTGACTTTAATATTTTACCATCTTCACGATAGATAGGTTTATTATCATCATCTAATTTTGTCATGTTAGAATTATGTACTAAGTTAAACATAACAGATAAATCCCAACCATATCTTACAGACATAGACACACAAACATATACTAAATCTACCAATTCTTTCTTTATATTGGGTACATCTTTAGCCTCCATTAATTCATTACATTCTTCTCTAATAAGTTTTAAAGGTAATTCACT